ATAAAATAAATAATTTAAAAAAAATTTAAAATTATAATAAAAATTAAAAATAAAATTAAAATATTAAAAAAAAAAAAACCATGAAAAAAAGTTTAAATTTAAAAAAAAAAAAAGAGGAAATTCGTAAGTTAATAAACCAAGAAGAATTAGAAACCGAAAATATATTAGAAAATATATCGGAAACAGAAGAAGAAACAGAAGAAGAAACAGAAGAAGAAACAGAAGAAGAAACAGAAGAAGAAACAAATTTTTCTACTTTTTTACAAAATTATATTAATGATGAAAGTGAAGATGAAAATTCATTAGTATCAGAAAATAATGATATGCGAAATTTAGAAAATATATTTAATTCTGATGAAAAATTCGAATATTTAGATAAATATTCGACACTATCTTTAAGAACAAATCAATATTTACGACCAATATATATCCCACCAATTGATATTGAACTATATAGAGTAATATATAGTTATTTAATATTACGATTACCCGAAAATCTTTGTGAAATAATAACTGATTATATATCGAAATCCGTTTTTGTATAATCAAAATATTCCAGTCCAGTTTTGTTATATTTATATTTTTAAATATTGATATTTTCCAACAATTTAGCTTCTTCTTTATAAATCTTCGTAGTCGTATATACCATCGTGTTGGGTCGCCCAACGATTCAAACTAAAAAGACTAGCATTATCTTCTACGCCAACGTCTACTCTTTCAATCATGTCATCTCCTACTCTTTCAACCATAGCTGGGGGAGTTATTGGTAGTTGAGTTTGTTGAAATCGTTCAATTATTGTCATTAACGGAAAAGATGATTCTTCTTCATTTTTTTCTTCAATTTCTTTATCCGTATTAAAACGAATTTGGAATTGTTGGCGACAATTCGGACATTTTCCTTCTCCTCGATGAATTAGTTCCAGAGTACAATCTAAACAAAGATTCCTTCCTTCCTTACAAAGACAAGGGGCAATAAAGTGTTCGTCCCCCCTTTGATTATTTTCGTCCTTTTCGGCTTTCGAATTCATACATACACAACAACGTTCTCCCGAAGTATTAAACTTCGAATGGACGATAGTTGTATTAATTGTATAGCCATTCTTGATAAGTTTCTCCTGACGCACAAGCATCTTTGATATCTGTCGGACAGATATGCTAGATGGATATGCAATATCCATTGTAGGAAATACTGGAGATGCCTTTTTGATTCCAACACTCAAAATTTTTTGAATGATGTCAAAAGGTTCTGAAAGTGTTCGTATAGAAATCGCATTATCATAAGAATTAATTTGGAATAGATTACTGTCGTAATCCGGTGTTCCAAAAAATTTGCTTGATGGTCTTCTATTGAACATGTCAATCTTGAAAGTTGTTCCTTTGAATACAAGACTGAATTTCATAAATTCAGTCGGTATCTCATCATCATGATAATTGTATTTATCAACAGAAATATTTGTAATTATTCCCATCTTTTCCATTTCTGTCATCAAATATGACAAATGAGGAGGAATCGCATCGATATCGTTATTAAATATACAAATATCTAAATCTGAATCTTTCAATCCAGACATAAATCTTTCATGTTCAGATATCGTATGAGAACGAGGTTCCATTACTCGGCGAATAAATCCACCAAATAACGCAACTTCATATCCCATTTGATTTACGAATTTTGCAAAAATAGTGAGAAATTCACTTGTCTTATTCAGAACTTTTACTTCCTTTTTCTGAATTTCTTCTTTCGTTTTTTCTTCTACAAGAAGTTGTTTCTTTAAAATCGTATTCAAAGAAGTCATTGCTTTGACAGAAGAACGAAGTTCCATAATTTTGGTCTTCATTTGTTTGTTTTCAATTAAAGTCTTCTTTTTCAGTTTCGAGTTTTCAAACTCCAACTTAGCAAGTTTCGTAAGCAAACTTTCGTGATTTCGCTTGTCTTCAATCGTTTGAGGATAAGATTTGTAGTTATCAATCTTTTTAGCATTCTTGTAAGTTTTGCGACCTCCAATAGACCACTTTTTGTTTGAAGTCATTTTATTTCAGACTTTAACCTGTATGAGTTTTGAGTTTTTGAGTTATGAGTTCCAATTAAACTTTTATAGATATTTTCATTTTCAATTTTATTTTTCGTTTATCGATAATTTAATTTTACTGTTTTTTCAATTTCATTTTTTTTTTACTTGTTTTTATTTATTAAAAATAAATAAAAATTATATATTATATAATGAAATTTAAAAAAATTGTTATATGGGGACATACGAATTCCTCTCATACACATTATTGGATTCATTACGCATTCAATCGAGCATTTAAATATATGAAATATGATACAAAATGGCTTCCTGATAGAAAATCTTCTGCTAATAATCTTGAAATTATTGACACACTTTTTATTACCGAAGGACAAAATGATAAATTTATACCTATTAATAAAAATTCGTATTATATTTTACATAATTGTAATGGTAAAAAATATAATACCATAGTACAATTTAATCATATTATTTTGTTACAAGTTTATACGAATTCTGCTATTATTAAAATAAAAAATCCTATTAAACATGATAATTTTTTATATAGTAATCCAGAAAAAAGAATATATTATATGCCATGGGCTACAGATATTTTACCAAATGAAATTGATGACATTATTCAAAATATTGATTCAATTATTAATTTACAAAAAAATACGGCACAATTTATTGGTTCTATATGGGATGGAGAATTTGGAAATATTCATCAAATTAATCAATATAAAAAAGAGTGTCAAAATAATAATATCACTTTTTTTAACCATTCTGGAATTAAGATGGAACAAAATATTAAATTAATTCAAGAAGCTAAATTTTCACCTACTATTGTTGGGGAATGGCAACAAAAACGAGGATATATTCCTTGTAGAGCATTCAAAAATATATCATATGGAGGATATTGTATTACTAATAGTAAAGAAGTATATGAAATTTTTGAAAAAAAAATATGTTATGATCCGGATTGTTCTAAATTATTTTATAAAGGAAAAAAATATATTAATCAAATGACAAAGGAAAAATTTATTGATTTAATCAATTTTGTAAAAAATAAACATACTTATATAAATCGTATTCAATACTTATTATCTGGTTTTTAAGAATTAAATTTTTATATAAATATATAATATAAATGATAACAAAAAAGACAATAAAAGAGACAATAAAAGAGGACAAATTAATATTTGTAAAAAATTTTACTATTCCACTAATTTACGCCACGGGTAGTCCGGTTATAACTCGCACCGGTCGTGAAACCCAATGTTTAACCTATAAAAAAAAACAACTTAAAAGTCATAAATTTTGCGAAATTGATGATTTGATGACTGTTTATATGTCCAATATATTACAAAAACCTTTATTTTCATATGATGGTAATATATTTAAGGATTTTAACGGGAAATACAAGGAGGATTTCAATTACGTTGATGATTTACCAATAATACCATTAACATTATTTAATTTAAAAACAAATGGAATAACGAACTTTTATATTAAAACATCTACTATTAATACTAATTTGACAAATTTTTTAGATAATTGTAAAAAACAAACAGATAAATGTAATCGTCAAATTGATTCTGATTTAAAAAATATAAACTTTTATTCAAGCGAAAATTTAAAAATACAAAAAAATAATATTAGTACTAATAATGAAAAATTGTTAGAATATTGTAAAAAACATATAGATAAATGTAATTGTAGAATTAAAAAATCTAAATCATTTGTTAAATCATTATATTTATATAAATTTTTTTTAATTAAAGATGAAGTAAAACAAATTGATATTTGTATACAACATAAAAAAAATTTTTATAATCTTTTGAAGCACCCATTCAAACAACAGAAAAACAAATTTACTAGAAAATTTCCACAGAGAAAAGATTTACATAGAAAAGATTTACAATCTCCAGACGATATTATAAAACAAATAAGTATATATAGAGATGCTAATAATAAAGCTAATTATGATGATAATTATAAGGAAGAATTGTTGAAAAATTTTGAAGAAAATAAAGTTAATTATAAGAAAGAATTGCCGGAAAACAAAACTGGAGGAAATTCAGACAAATATTTAAAAATATTGAATCTAAGGATTGAATCTATGTTGAAGAAAAAAGAATATATAGAATTGATACAAAAACTCAAGCTTTTTGATAAATATAATATTATATTAGATGGCACGAATTTCTTGAGTGGAAAACCTATAAATACAAACATAACTTATAGAGATTTTACAAAACAATTCGATCAGATGATTAAATATTGTGATGAAGAAAAAATTGATACAGAAAATATACTATTAGTTATAAGATCTACACTCCCTAGATGTGGTGATAATATACAAAGTAGTAATGACAAAATCGAAAAATTTAAGATTGATGAACTTCCGGATTTTAAACATTTTAATACAACAAACAAACCAAATATAGATATTTTATATGTTCATACAAGTATTGATATAGAATTCGATATGAGCGATGAGGCTTCGCAAACAATTGTGAAGATTTTAAGTGACAAAAAGATTACGAATAGTTTAAGTAGCGAGAGTTTTCCTTGTATTGGAAAAATTCTATCTAAAGCAGAAAAAGCAGAAGCAGCAGAAGCAGCAGAAGCAGAAAAAGCAGAAAAAGCAGAAGCAGCAGAAGCAGAAAAAGCAGAAGCAGCACAACTAAGACGAGCAGAAGCAGCACAACCAAAACAACGACAACAACAATCAACAGGACAACAACAACCAAAACAACGACAACAACAACCAAAACAACGACAACAACAACCAACAGGACAACAACAACCAAAACAACGACGACAACAACAACCAACAGGACAACAACAACCAAAACAACGACAACAACAACAACCAAAACAACGACACCAACAACCAAAACAACGACAACAACCAAAACAACGACAACAACATCCAAAACAACGACAACAACAACAAACAGGACAACAACCAGCAAGAACAAGAAAACAACTATCAAAAGCTGAACTACATAATAAAAAACATGAGGAAAAGATGAAAAAAATTCGAGAAGGAGAAGGAAGAGGAAGAGAAGGAGGAGGAGTTCAAAGAAAACATCAAGGTATTAATCAAACTGGGGGAAATAAAGGACGTTTAAAAAAAGGATATAGATATTCTGGTAAAACGTTAAAAAATGGATTACCTCAAATTATTAAATGTAAATCTAAAAAATAATAATCATTGATAGTCTTAATTAAAATTGAAATTATAAAATCATATCAATTATAATTAATCTAAAATAAATTAAAATGATTAATATTCTTACTCAAAAGATTGAAGACTCTCTTATTGAGAGTGAAGATATTGAATTGGTAAAAACTATTGACGATAAATTTCCTTATCCATTAGATAATTTTCAAAAACATGCTTGTTTTAGAACTTCGAAAAATGAAAATGTATTGGTTACAGCTAATACTGGTAGTGGAAAGACTTTAATTGCCGAACACGCTATATTAGAAAGTATTCGATTAGGCAAAAAAGCGATATATACATCACCAATTAAGTCATTATCAAATCAAAAATTTTCTGAATTTACAAAAAAATTTGGTGATAAAATGTCAATTGGTATTTTAACTGGTGATATTAAATTTAACCCAGATGCAGATTGTATTATTATGACCACTGAAATTTTAAGAAATTTATTGTATAAGAAAAATACATTGAATAAAATTTTTGAAAAAACTTTGACAATTGATATTGATATTAATAATGATGTTCATGCTGTTATTTTTGATGAAGTTCATTATATTAACGATAAAGATAGAGGTAAAGTTTGGGAAGAATGTATTATTCTTTTACCACAAAAAATAAATTTGGTTATGCTTTCTGCTACTATTGATAAAGCTGATGAATTTGCCCAATGGGTTCAAGATGTTAAAGAAAAACCTATGAATTTGATTCCAACAACCCATAGAGTTGTTCCACTTAGACATTATATTTATACTTTGGCTAAAATGCCAAAAAACGAAAAGGATAAGAAAGGAAAACAATATAAAAAATTATATTTGGATAGAATTCGTAAATATTCAAATAAAATGAAAATGATTGTTGATGATAAAGGAAAATTTTTTCATCAAGATTATGATGAAACTATTAATTTGATTAATGATTGTTATAAAAATTATAATAGAACAAGCGAAGTATTTTTACTTAATACTTTGGTTGAATATTTAGAAAAGACTAATAGACTTCCTTGTTTATTTTTTGTTTTTTCACGAAAAAATTGTAAAAAATATTCTGAATATATTCAAAAATCATTAAATGATACCAAAGAACAAGCAGAAGTTCAAAATATTATTAATAAACAACTTCATAGATTAGAAGAACCAGCAATTTATATTAATTCACCACAATTACTTGAAATGAAAAGTTTGTTAATGAAAGGAATTGCAATTCACCATTCTGGTTTAATACCCGTTTTAAAAGAAATTATTGAAATTCTTTTTTCAAAAGGTCTTATTAAAGTATTATTTGCTACTGAAACATTTGCTGTTGGGGTTAATATGCCAACCAAAACTGTTGTATTTACAAATTTATTTAAATATTCATCTGATTGCGGATTACGAATGATGTATACACATGAATATTTACAAATGAGTGGTCGAGCTGGAAGAAGAGGATTAGATAAGGTTGGTAATGTTATTCTTTTACCTAATATGTGGAGAAATGATATTCCTACTTCTGCGACGGTTAAATCAATGATGACGGGTAAATCACAAGTGATTACTTCTCAATTTGATTTAAATTATCAATTTCTTTTAAAAGTTATGTTAACTGAAAATTCAAAGCTTAGTGTTTTTATTGAAAGAACTCTTATGAATCGAGAAATTATGGATAGGAAAAGAATTCTTGTTCAAGAATTAGAAAAATGTAGAAAAATTTTTTCTAATATTCCAGAATCAAAATATTCAAATGAAGAATTTGATGAATATTATTATCTTCTTCATCCGAATGAAAATTTAAATTTTGGAAGTAATATTGCTGTTACTATTAAAACAAAGAAAAATAAAAAATCTAAAAATATATTAAAAAAATTTAAATCTCAACCAAATTTTATTGATGAATATAATAATTATCTTAAAGTTTATGATGATAGAATCAATTTGGCTAAATTAGAATATGAATTAAATTACCATAATACTATTATTAATACGGATCTAATTAAGGTTCTTAAATTTTTACAAAATAATGATTATATTAATTATGGTGATATTACTTCTGATATGAATCCTGATAATATTAAAAAAGAACATATTACTAAAAAAGGGATTATGGGAAGTCAAATTAATGAATGTAATGAAATTTTATTTCCCGAAATTATTATTAATGATGTATTCAAAGAATTAAATGTTCTTGAAATTATTGGAATTCTTTCAATGTTTCTTGAAACAAAACCATTAGATGAAGAAAAATTGGTATATGATCATTATAATCTGAATATTAGTACTAAAATGAAAGAATCTATTGATAAAATGTTTTCTATTAGTGAATATTTATCTCAAATGGAACAAGAATTAGAAATTCAATTAGAAACAAATTGGAATTTAAATCTTAATATGATTATGCCTTCTATGATGTGGGCATCCGGTAAATTATTTACAGAAACTCATTATGATAATTTTGAAGGAAATTTTATTAAAGATATGATTAAAATTGGAAATATTTCTAAAGATTTGGAAGTTATGGGTGAATTTCTTGGTAAATTAGAATTAATGGCAAAATGCTCTAAAATTGATAGTTTGATTATTAGAGATATGGTTACTATTGATTCTCTTTATATTAAGAATTAAAATTATTTATTTTTCAAGTCCATCAATTATTTTTTCATCTTAAAATAACATTTAGCACTTGTTTTTGTATCTGATAATGCTCTATGTTCTTGTTTTAGTGGTTTCTTAAATAAATATTCATAAAGTTCCTCTAATTTGGGATATTTGTCTACTTTCATAAATTTTTGTCCTTTTAGCATTGTACATCCTATTAAAATATTACGAGAATTAATAAATTCTTTAAAATCGTAGCATTCAGTTCTTTCACATTCTTCCATTATCATATTAATATCAAAATTAATATTATGAGAAATGATTCGTGATATTTTATATTTTATAATTGAATGTTTAAATGTTTGTAAAACATCCATCAAATTAAAACCATCTTTTTTGGCAATTTTAGTAGTAATTCCATGAATTTTTGAACTTTCTTCAGGGATTATAAAATCATCTGGTTTGATAATATAGCTTTTGCTTTTGATTTTTTTACCATCTGCTGAATATACAACCCATGCTAATTCAACTATTCTTGAACTTAAATCTATTCCAGTAGTTTCTGTATCAAAAAATAAATATTTATCCATTATGATTCTATTTGACTTTTATTTTGAATTAAATTTTCTATTTTAATTACATATAAATATAATAACTATGAAAAAGATACTCTTTTTATCCAAGTACCATCCTGACGTTTATAAAGAGCAGTAGAACCTGAACCAGAATCTCGTTCTAATTTCCAATCCTCATCTGTATCAATTGTTACATCTGCTGATAAAATTACTGTACCACTTGATGATCTTATAGTTCCATCTTGATCTATTTTCATAGTACTTACTAAATTGTTTTTTACTAAAATTGAATTATCAATTTTATTAACTGTAATCATCGTTAATGGGACAATTCTACCATCATCTAATTGAGTAGATGAACCAATATTATAAGTTATTCCCGAAGCACCTTTAAAGTTCAGTTTATCTCCTTGTTCAGTCATTGAGATACTACTTGTACCAATCTTTATTGTATTAGCATTAAAGATACCATCTCGAGCATATATTCCTTTTGCATATATATCACTATAATTTTCTAATGTTGGAAATGAGTTAAATGTATAAGTAACTGTATCTACTGTACTCCCATTATTAGTAATTGTTAAACTTCCATTAAATATTCCTGTTGTTGTTGGCATACATCTTATATTTATAGTTATTTCTTCATTATTTATATCAGTTGTAATCGAACTTGTAAAAGAACCTGTATTACCTTTTCGTAATGTTATAAAACTATTATTTGAAGATACTAGTACATCTGTTTCGTTATTAGGAGTCGATATAGTAAAAAAAGAGGTCGTTGATTGACTTTGCTCGATTTTTCCTAAATCAAATGATGTTGGAGTAACGGTTATAGACATTGTTCTATAACTATACATACATTTAAATTTTAAAAAAAAAAATTTTTAAATATATACTTGTGTTCGTCATAAATTGAATTAAATTTTTATAAAAATAGATATAGAATATTTATTTTTATAATTATAAGCAGATATAAAATAGAAATTTTATATTTTTATAATAAATATGAATATTGATGGAAATTGTGCCCAAGATGTTTTTAATAATAAAATTGGTTTTGCATATGATGATGTAATTATTCTACCCGGATATATTGATTTTTCTGTAAGTGATGTTAATATTAAAAGTAAATTAACTAAAAATATTCTATTAAATACGCCAATTGTATCTTCTCCTATGGATACTGTAACTGAACATAAAATGGCAATTCAATTAGCATTACAAGGTGGTATTGGTATTATTCATTGTAATAATACAATAGAAGAACAAGTTGAACACATTAAAAAAGTTAAAAGATTTCAAAATGGATTTATTACAAATCCTGTATTATTATCACCTGAACAACCAATTTCGGAAGTATATAGAATTAAAAAACAATATGGATTTAGTGGAATCCCTATTACTAAAAATGGTTGTATGAATTCAAAATTATTAGGTATGGTTTCATTTAGAGATGTAGATTTTGTTAAGGATAAAACTACTTCTATTGAAAATGTTATGCTTACGGATTTTATAACAATTGAAGAAGATTCTTCTCTTGAAGATGCTTATCAATGTTTAAAAGAAAGTAAAAGAAGTAGATTACCTGTTATTGATAAAAATTTTAATCTTAAATCTCTCATTTGTAGAAAAGATTTGGCTAATAGACGCGAATATCCAAAAGCATCTAAAAATATAATTACAAATCAATTATTAGTTGGAGCATCTGTTACTACACATTTAAATACACATAAAAGAATTGATGCTTTAATTAAATCCGGCGTTGACGTTTTAGTTATCGATTCAGCACAAGGTAATTCATTATATCAAATCCAGACAATTAAATATATTAAAAAAAAATTCCCTAATATTGATGTTATTGCTGGAAATATTGTTACTATGAAACAAGCTAAAAATTTAATTGATGCTGGAGCAGATGCATTACGCGTTGGTATGGGAATTGGCTCTATTTGTACTACCCAAGAAGTTTGTGGAGTTGGAAGATCACAAGCAACTGCTGTGTATAAAGTATCTCAATATGCAAAAAATTTTGATATTCCTATCATTGCTGATGGTAGTATTAAAAATACTGGACATATTGTTAAAGCTCTTACTTTAGGTGCTTCAACTGTTATGTTAGGTTCTATGTTAGCAGGAACTGATGATTCTCCTGGCGAAATTATTTATAAAGATGGAATACGACTTAAAAACTATAGAGGCATGGGAAGTATTGAAGCTATGAAACAAACAAATAGTAGTGAAAGATATTTAGCACAAAATGAAAAAATTAAAGTAGCACAAGGTGTGTCCGGAACAGTTATTACTAAAGGTCAAATCGATACATATATTCCATATCTTGTACAAAGTATCAAACACGGACTACAAGACATCGGTTCTAATACTATTTCAAAATTACATACTATGTTAAATGATGGAACGATTGAATTTGAAATTCGCTCTATATCATCTATGCGAGATGGAAGTATTCACGGACTTTATGACTATAAAAAATAAATAACTTTTTACATTTAATAGATGACATTATATTTTATATTATATATATTTTATATTTATATATAATATAAGAATATGCAAGAAGCTGGAATACGAAGAAGACCAAGAAGAACCGGAAGAAAACCAAGAAAACCAAGAAAATCAAGCAAAACTAGAAGACCTCGTAAAACTCCTCCTGCTCAAAGGGGACCACCACCACCACAACCTAAAGTTGGAGATTCAGTTGTTATTATTATCAAACCTTATAAAAACAATGTAACTGTTCAAGGC